TGCTCAGGCAATTTGAGATCGCCCGTCTCGTCGGTATCCGTCCTTACAATGCAATTGCTTTCTCAGGTCCTATTGCTGTATTTGTTTCTGTTTTTCTCATGTATCCTCTGGGACAGTCGTCGTGGTTCTTCGCGCCGTCGTTCGGGGTCGCAGCAATCTTCAGGTTCCTCCTGTTCCTCCAAGGGTTCCACAACTGGACGCTCAACCCGTTCCACATGATGGGTGTAGCAGGTATCCTAGGTGGAGCATTGCTATCAGCAATCCATGGTGTTACAGTAGAGAATACTTTATATGAAGACAGTGATCAAGCAAATACTTTCAAAGCATTTGATTCGACTCAAGAGGAAGAGACATATTCTATGGTCACGGCTAACCGTTTCTGGTCGCAGATTTTTGGCATCGCGTTCAGCAATAAGCGTTGGTTGCATTTCTTTATGCTTTTTGTTCCTGTCATGGGTCTTTGGGTCAGTAGTCTGGGGATCATTGGTCTTGCTCTTAATCTTAGGGCTTATGATTTCGTAAGTCAGGAAGTGAGAGCGGCAGAGGATCCAGAGTTTGAAACCTTCTACACGAAAAACATTCTCCTGAATGAAGGTCTTCGTAACTGGATGGCATCTGTTGACCAACCACATGAAAACTTTGTATTTCCTGAAGAAGTATTGCCACGAGGCAACGCTTTGTGATATACTGGGGGTCGAAAGACCCTCTTTTTTATGGTTGAATTAATTAGTCGGAACGACCCTAGATACTTTGAACAATCATCATATGAACCATATGATCGACACACATATCGTATTCAATATGATAGTGGACAGTCGATTACATTTGACAATTATGAAGTCATGCGTTCATATTGGTTGCAGAATGCTAGGAACTGGCAAAACTGTATTGTAACAGTCTTAGATGTTAAAAAAGAAAGGGGATTTGGTAAATGAAAATTGTTGCTTACACTACCTCTGGTTGTTTTTATTGCGATCAAGTTAAAGAGTTATTCAAACGAGCTGAGTTAGAATACGAAACATATTTGGTTGGATCTCCAGAGATGCCACGCAGTAAATTTAAACAGGAGCATCCTAAGTGTGGATCTTTTCCATATGTTATTATTGATGACGAAGTTGTTGGTGGTCTAGTCGAGACCGCTAAGTTTTTGATGAAGCGAGGTCTAGTTAGTGCCAAAAAACGATGATGATCTCCACATAAATAGAGGCATAGAGCTCATGTTAAGGAGGGCCAGACCAAAAGAGTCATCACCCAGACCCATGGGTGGGTTTGGTTTTCAGAGATCATTCTCCCTCCTCAAGCGTAAGTTTTATTTCAACTTAGACTTGCGGTGGGAAAGAAAGTAACCACTAAAGGAGTTGGAACATGGAAACGGCAACAATCCTATTTTTCTCGGCAACAACATCATTTTTGTTTTTATGTGTCGGGATTGTCGCAGGGTGGACAGTAAAAGATTTCATGCATGACTATTTCTACACCAGGGAAGAGGTGCAAACAATGCATCCAGAAATGTATGATGACGAAGGTCTATTAATTAACGAAGAATTATTATCAGTGAGATTTGTAGAGGATGATGACGATGAAGCTTATGATGCATGAGGTACTACAAAAAGTATCTAACGCCAAAACAAAAAAAGAAAAGATCGTATTGCTGCAACAATTTAATACGCAGGCATTACGATCTATTCTTATCATCAATTTTGATGAGTCTGTGATTAGCTTGATGCCCTCAGGTGAGCCACCTTTTAAAAAGAATGAAGCACCAGAAGGTACTGAGCATACACTTTTAGAAAAAGAATCTAGACTACTACATCATTTCTTTAAGGGTGGATCTAATCTTCAGCAGACTAAGCGTGAGTTGATGTTCATTCAAATGCTGGAGGGTCTCCACCAGGGAGAGGCAGAGGTGCTCTGTCTTGCCAAGGATAAAGCAATTGGAAAGCGTTGGAAGATCACAAGGCAGTGTGTTGAAGAGGCATTCCCTCAGATTAAGTGGGGAGGTCGCTCTTGAATATAATCCATCAAAATTGTGATCCAGAGTTAGCAAACGATAGGTCTTTACCTCACACTGCTTATCTCGTAGAGTATGATGATGGCAATGGAGTGTGCTATGACATTGCGATATCTTCAAAGAAAACAGAAATCTTTGATTATTACTGGGATAAGTATCGTAATGTTATTAGCATGAAACAATCAGAGGGAAGAGCAAATCCTAAACTTTGGTCGGGAAAGAAAAAATGAGAAAGGATCTTTTTGCTATTCCAGTATTTGAAACCAAGATCAAACTCAATAAAATCAAGACAATTGGCGGAGAATTTCAACCCACTTGGGAGAGTGGTGTCCTCACTACATTTGATAGTGGGTTGACAGTTCGTAACAGCACTTGGGAGTACCTAAAGAAAGTCATTCAACCATTTTTAGATGACTTAGGTGATCCATACAGAGAGATTACTTTCACTGGGATGTGGCGTAACAAATATGATCCTAGATCATATCAAGGATATCACATCCACCCAAAATCTCAGTGGAGTTTCATCATCTATGAGGATGTGCCCTCTAGAACAGCGTTCATGAATCCATCCTTTGCACTGATCCAGAATCAGATGAGCGACCATTGTAGGTCCTTCCCGCTGGATTACAGACCGAATTTGGAACCAGGCAGCATGATTGTGTTTCCATCTTTCATCGGTCACGAGGTGCTCCCAGGCAACGACGGAACCACACTCTCTGGCAACATCCTTGTATCATATTGATAAATTGTATCAAATGTTACCACTTGACAACCCTATATAAAGATGGTAGGATACTACCATCGTTCATCCCTTCGGGGACGCAAGTAAGTCGCGGAACGGAGCGTTCATCCTATGTTATCATTAGCATTAATCTTTGCCAGTCATGTCTCACCTGAGCTTTTTCTTAGGTGCGAAGACTATCAATGGTTGAAGCAAGGTTTGGAAGAGAGTAGTCTCTTTACGCCCATGGAAAAGTTGGATATCACCCTTCATTGGATGGAACATACTAGTCCATCATGTTTTGATAACAAGGACGCAAACGACTGAAGGAACGGGACTAACCATCTCATTTCTTTAGGAGACCTACAATGAACACACTACATCTGATCAAGCAGCAGATCCAAAAGGCATCTGCTCTTCACGATGCTCAAATTTCTCACACCGCTTATCGTGGATGTGAGCTTCGTGTTGGCAGTCATGAGGTGAAAGAAACTCATGGCACATTCCACTATCGTGGACATACTTACACCAAATAAAGAGAGGGGGGGTTGCGACCCCCCTTTTTTTGTGCTACTATATAATGAAAGGGAGAGTGTAATGGATAAAGAAAGACTCAAACTAATTTACAAAAATCTTAAATCTCTTTTGAACGCATTGGAGTCTGAGATCTATTCAGATCCATCTAGCTATACAAAACAGAAAGATTATGGTACAATGAATACAAATCTCATACTCGATGATGACGATGACGGTTATCCTGATTGAAAAATGACCAGATTAAAAGATCAAATTAGATTAGCAAAATTAGCTCTGAATAATCCAGAGTTATATACTGACGCTGAACTTGCCTACATGAAGAGACAACTCCGTCATGCCGCAATTGAATTAGAGAAAAAACGAGCTCGTAAAAAAAGAGGATTTGCAAATGAGTCAAGTGAAACTGGTGACAGTAACCCCAGAAGCGGAGAAGATGATGGGGTACGTAGCGAGGGTCTCGAACCCCAGCAATCAGGACAATCCTAATGTAGCAGGTCTGCTCAAGTATTGTATCAAGCACAACCACTGGTCTGTATTTGAGCAAGCGTTTATGACGCTGGAGATTGAGACTACTCGTGCCATCGCAGCTCAGATTTTACGTCATCGTTCGTTCACATATCAAGAGTTTTCCCAGCGGTATGCTGACAGTTCTATGTTGGCAGATCAGATCCCTATGTTTGATCTTCGTCGTCAGGATACAAAGAACCGTCAGAATAGTATCGATGATGTTGATCCTTTTGTTCAACAAGAACTTGAGATCACCATCAAGCGACACTTCCAGAGTGGCATGGACATCTACAAGCACATGCTAGAGATGGGTATTGCTAAAGAGTGTGCTAGAATGATACTCCCCCTAGCAACACCCACTAGAATTTATATGTCAGGATCAGCAAGGTCGTGGATCCATTACATCACTCTGAGGTCTGCAAATGGAACTCAGAAAGAACACATGGATATTGCATTGCAATGCCGTGAGATTTTTGCAGAACAGTTCCCTATTTGTGCAGAGGCACTTGAATGGTTATGAAAACACTTACACTTGAAGACTATCAAAAAGCAGGAGAACAATTCTGGCCTAAGTATTGGTACATCGCTAAAGAACTTGGGGAGGATGCCAAACCAGAGCAAATTCTCAAAGTCATGGAAGCGATTGGTGGTGTTGCACTTAAGCAAGCACTAGAAGATAAACTGTCTGGTCCATTTGGATTTAATAAAAAGGAGAAAGAAGATGCCGACCTACCCAGTTAAAAATCTCAAGACAGGAGAAACAAAAGAACTCTACATGTCTATGGCAGAGTATGTCCAATGGAAAGAAGAAAATCCTGATTGGGACAAAGATTGGTCTCAAGGTTGTGCTAGTGCTGGCGAAGTCGGTGACTGGCGTGATAAGATGTCGAAGACACATCCTGGTTGGAAGGATGTAATGTCTAAAGTAAAACAAGTTCCTGGTGCAAACATTCGAGGTTGGTAATTTATGGCAAGAGGTAGAGGCAACAAAGCACCTGGACAAGGCATGTCTAGGAAGCAACTAAAGCGTAGGAAACCCATTAACGAATCCTATTTGCTTAACATTACACCCTTAACAGACACGCAAGAATCATTCTTTGCTGACTGGACTGAGGGTAAGAACATTTTTGCTTATGGTGCTGCAGGCACGGGTAAGACATTCATTGCATTGTATCTTGCGCTTCAGGATATACTGGATGAGAACAGTGCATATGAAAAACTATACATCGTTCGTTCGCTAGTTGCTACCAGAGAGATTGGTTTCCTTCCTGGTACACATGAAGATAAAGCATCGCTCTATCAGATTCCTTATAAGAATATGGTGAAGCACATGTTTGAGATGCCAGACGACAATTCATTTGAAATGTTGTATGAAAATCTCAAGGCACAGGAGACTATTTCTTTTTGGTCTACATCTTTCCTTCGTGGAACTACGCTAGACAATGCAATTATTATTGTTGATGAGTGTCAGAACTTGAACTTCCATGAACTGGATAGTATCATGACTCGTATCGGACAAGACAGTAAGATCTGTTTCTGTGGTGATGTGAATCAGTCTGACCTACAAAAAACAAATGAGCGCAATGGTATCCTAGATTTCCAGCGCATCTTGCAAAACATGGAAGAGTTTTCCATGGTCGAGTTCGGTGTCAATGATATCGTTCGTTCTGGACTTGTTAAGTCATATCTTATTAGTAAAATGTCGCTCGGTTTCTAATGAATCTTTTTAATCATGTTGGTGATCTGACCCCTGTTGAGATGACCGCTGAAATGGTAGACGGTAAGCGCGTCTACCTTACACCATCTGGTAATCAATATCCGTCAATCACCACCGTGATTAGTAATAATTCAAAGAAGCAAGCTGGTCTTGCTCGGTGGCGTGCTCGCGTTGGTAAAGAGAAAGCAGCAAATATTTCTGCTAGATCTGCTGGTCGTGGCACAAAATACCATAGTATCACTGAAGACTATCTCAACAACCGTTTGAATCTAAAAGAGTATAGTAAGTTTCCTCTTCCTGTACTCATGTTTCAGCATTCTAAGGATGTACTTGACCGCATAAATAATATACATCTACAAGAGGCAGCACTGTACTCTGACCATCTAGAAGTAGCTGGTCGAGTTGATTGCATCGCTGAGTTTGATGGGGTTCTATCCATCATTGACTTCAAGACTGCTGCAGAACCAAAGAAAGTCGCTCACCTGTACGATTATTTTGTACAGGAAACAGCATATGCATGTTGTCTACAAGAATTATATAACATTACAGTAAAGCAACTGGTTACGATCGTTGCTTGTGAAAATGGAGAGACTCAGGTTGTAACTGTTCCTCCAAAGAAAGAGTATTTACTACGGTTAATTGAGTACATCGACGAGTATAAGATCAAGCATGGACAAATCACAACTATTAGAGGATAAATTTATGACCCCTGCAAAATTTTCGCAGGAAGTTGAGAAGATTGCTATTCACAATGCAGATATGAACTACATTGATGCGGTCCTACATTTCTGTGAAGTGAATGAGATTGAGGTAGAATCCGTACCTAAACTATTATCTAAACCATTGAAAGAAAAGATTAAATATGAAGCGCAGAAGCTTAATTACATGAAGAAAACTTCTAGAGCAAAGTTGATGTTAGTATAATGGGTAAGTTTTTTCAATCAGAAATGGTGCGTGGTGACATCCAAGAGATGACAGCACTTCAAGAATATTGTTTTAAATGTGCTATGAATATGGCACTGTTGAATAATGAACAGAAACTAGATTATTTTGAAGCACTAGGAAAATTAATTGAGAAGCAAAAGTTATTCTATCTGAGGATCAATCTCAGTGATGATGAAGAAGCACAATCTATTTGTGAAAACATGAAACAAGCAGTGATCATGCTTGGTGGTGATCCAAACATGTCTGTCCTTGATATGTTTGATGACCTAAGTGAAAAACTAGAACACTTTAAGAATCAAGTTAGAGGCACAGGGGGTTGACGCCCGACCCTGTGCCTGTTATAATGACTGAGTGATTGGGCATCACACAAACCAAATCCAAACTAATCCGAGAAAATCCTATGTCTTTCGCAGATCTGAAGCGTAAATCCCAGAACAATTTTTCCTTCCTCCAAAAGGAATTGGAGAAATCATCCAGCGGCAAGAACGTTGATGAGCGTTTCTGGAAACCAGAGGTTGACGCTTCTGGCAACGGGTATGCTGTTATCCGTTTCCTCCCCGCCCCT